AAGAGCGCAAAAAGTTGTTGATGGTTTAAATACTTTAAACAGGATGCAAGAATATTTTTATAGAAGAGGTATGTTTGCCGCATCATTAGATGATACTTTAAGAAAAAAAGGTATAAATCTTGACGATGTTATTAAGGCAAATGATATATCCAAAATTACAGAGGCAGATGTAACAAAAGCAGTTGATGACGCCTTACAGTTTACTTATGCAAAAACACCAGACAATGCATTATTAAAAGGTTTTGTAGATACAGTAAATAAAATGCCATTTGTAGCCACAGGAGTTTTACCTTTCCCTAGGTTCATGGCTAACGCTATAGACTTCCAATTCAAACACAGTCCTCTTGGTTTTTTATCTTTATTATCACCAAAAGAAAGAACCAAAATAGCTAAAGGAGATTTTAAAACTTTAAGTCAAGCTATGCTAGGAACAGGTTTGTTAATGGGTGCTATTGAGGCAAAAAGAACTGGATTTGGTGGAGAAAAATGGTATGAATTAAAAGGCACAGACGGAACAACAATAGATGCAAGACCATACTTTCCTTTGACTCCATATTTATTAGTAGCAGATTTGGTTGTAAGGTCTGAAGAAGGAAGAATACCACCAGATGCTAAAGATATTTTACAGGGATTAACTGGAGCGCAGTTCAGAGCAGGAGCAGGTTTAGCATTGGTTGATAATTTAATAAATGATTTATCTGGTATAGATAGTGAAGATAAAATTAATAAAGCTATAACAAGATTTACCTCAGATGTTCTTGGCGGATATTTAACACCTCTTAGAATGTTTAATGATTTTGTAGATCAACAACAAGAATTTAGAACCACAATTCCAACAGGAGATATTACAACAGATATTGGACAACAACTTGGTACAAGCGTACCTTTTTATAGAGAAAGATTCCCTACTGTTGAATCTCCTACAAGAGCAGCAATACCAGGTAGACCAGAAACTGTAAGAATACCTTTAACAGATGTGGAAGTCCCAGGACCTTTAGCAAGACAGCTAACTGGTATTACTGTAAGAGAGGCAAAAAACCCAGCAGAAAAAGAACTTGATAGACTGGGATTTAAAAGAAGAGACATACTTCCATATACAGGTGATAAACAGGCAGATCAATTAGTATCTAAATATATGGGTCCAGTTGTAGAAAATGTAATTTCAAGATTGGTTATATCTCCAACATATCAAAATTTAAACAATCCAACAAAAGAATTGGTTATGAGAAAAGCTTTAACGGAAATAAGAGCGGAAGTAAAACCTTTTGCTGAAGCGGAAGATCCAGAAAGATTTGCAAAAATTAAATATAACAGACTTAATAAAAGCATTAGAAAAATACTAGAAAGACAAAGGATAGAATAACCTCATGCCACGCCAATCAGAAAGAGTTGGCCGATCTGGAGAATACTTAGTAGCCTCGTTACTTTCCTTATACGCTGATACTGTAATGGTAGTTCCACATAGCGCAGAAGCAGACATCATATTTGATGTTGACCACACGCTTTATAAATGCCAGGTTAAAACACAATCTAAAATAAGAAGCCATAGAGTATCATGGGAATATGACTTTAGGCGTGGTTCTTTTACCAAGAAAAGACAATACGATAAAGATGCAATAGATGTCTATGCCTTGGTTGCATTAGACCCACAAAAGGTTATCTTTACTTTTCCAGACGGAAGCAAACAGAAAACTATTAAAGACGAAGAGATGCAAGCGATGGACTCGCTTACTAATGTCAAAAACCTATTTAAAGAGCTTCGATGTCAACAGACACTTTAGGTTCTTCATAGTATTTAACAGAATTCATACCTAAAGATATTAGATATTCAGCCACTTCATGTGGGTCTTTCTGCTCACTCTTACAAAAGTTTTTAAACTTTTCTGCAAGGTGTTTGTTTACATATATAGGTTTTCTTCCGTTTCTTTCTTTTAAGATTCGATCATCAAACTCATATAAGTTCATGTTTACCTCCTTGGTAAATCCCTACAACTCCTCGTAATATTTAACTAACTCGTTTAAATACCATTGACATTTTTTTAAGTCTTGTATGTTCTCTTCTTTATCCTTATGTCTATACAAATATTTCCAAATATTAGATTCTAAATAAGCGGCATATCCTTTAGAACCAACTCTATCTCTTATTAAATCTATACACTCAACAATACCTTGGTAATGTGCTGGCTTATTAACCATATCTGGTTTTATATCAGTTACATTATCCTGTTCGCCTTTACGAACTTGATCCCACTCTTTTGGTTTTATATCGTCTATCGACATATTTCTACTCCCTTTTTTAAATTAACTGTTGTATTCAAGTACATTTACATATATATTATAACAAATCAAAACAAAAAGGGAGATTAAATGGAAAAAGAAAAAACTTTTCTTGATACTAAACAACTCGCTCAAAGGTGGAGTAGATCTCCAAGAACGATAGAGGGATGGCGCGCAAAGAAGATTGGGCCAGACTATCTAAACCTTAACGGTAAAATTTTATATGATATTGACGAAATCATAAGAGCAGAGGAAGAAGCAAGGGTATCACATGAAGCACGCCAAACTTAGCCCATCAGCAGCTGAAAAATGGACTAATTGCCCTGGCATGCCAACATTGGCAGCCAAGGTTGATTATCAAGTTGGTTTACCAGCCGCTGTTGGTACATTAATACACAACATGACAGAACAACTCTTAAAGGGATTCTTGGTTGATGTAACACTTGAAGATTATTGGCTTGGTAAAAAAGAATATGTAGAAGATTTTGAAATAGAAGTCGACCAAGACATGATTGATTGTGCAAAGATTTATGTTGAATATGTGCAAGACAGAGCAAAAAGATTAAATGGCAAACTATTAGTAGAACAAAAAGTTAGATGCCAAGAAATATCAGAAGATTTATACGGTTATGCAGATGCATTAATAATCACTCCACATAAAATGTGCGTGATAGATTTAAAGACAGGTAAATATCCTGTTAGTCCAGAACACAACAAACAAGCCATGATATATGCAATAGGTGCATTATCTCGTTATGGTAATGAAGATACTCAAGTAGAGATTACAATAGTCCAGCCACGCGCAACATGGGGTGGCGGACCTATCAAGACATGGACTACCACCGCAGAGTTTTTGGTGGATTGGGCATACGATTTCTTAAAGCCGCGTGTGGATGCGTGCTTGGAAGAAAACCCTGTATTTGTTTATGGGGATCATTGTCGCTTTTGTAACGCAAGAAGCATTTGCGATTTATATAAACAATATAATAAAGGAGAAACTAATGAGTGAAAAAGATAAAGCTGTTGATGAACCAACAGTTAAGTTCGCTGATGATGGCAAGGAACATAAAATAAATGATATGCCAGATGAAGCAAAGCAATTATATATTCGTTGGCAGGAGAAAAAACAAATCAGAGATGATTTTATTGTCAAAGCTAACAACGATATAGATGACTTAAATACTTTACTTTCATCTTACGAGGCTCGTATGAAAAACATATTAGAGCCAGTAGAAGAAAAAAAGATTGAGGTGTCTAAATGAGTTTAGCTGATATACGAAAAAAGACTAAACAGAAACCACCAAGAATTATTGTTCATGGTGAAGCTGCTGTTGGTAAAACTTATTTAGCATCACAAACTAGAAACCCAATTATGTTAGATGTTGAAGATGGTTTAGGTAAGATTCAAATGGATCATATACCATGTAAAACATATTCTGATGTAATGAGTAATTTAGACGAACTTTATAATGAGAAACATGAATATAAAACTGTTTGTGTTGATTCATTAGATTGGTTTGAACGATTACTTTGGGATAAAGTTTGTGAAGATAATAGCTGGAAATCAATAGATCAACCTAGCTATGGTAAAGGTTATGCAGAGACACTTCGATATTGGGGTGAATATGTAGAAAAACTTAATAGACTAAGAGATAAAGGAATGATGATATTCCAGATATGTCATAGTGAAGTTAGAAAAGTGGAAGATCCACGAATCGAAGCTTACGATAGATATTCTCTTAAACTTCATAAGAAAGCTTCAGCATTATTGTTGGAACATTCTGATGCGTGCTTTTTTGCGGCTAAGAAGTTAGGAACTATTAAGGTGCAAGGTAAGAGTGGTATGACTACCAAAACTGTGTCTGGCGATAGAATCATCTATACCAATAACGACCCAGCTTTTCTTGCAAAGAACAGATATAACTTACCAGACGAATTACCAATGGATTGGAATACAATCCGTGAGGAAATGTTGAAGTGAGTATCTTATCTGATATAGACGTGGTACAGCGAGACTTAGACAGGATAACTAAAAGACTTGATTCATTATTAATTAAAGTTGATTTTGAAAACGAGTCTTATCCAGTTGAAACCTACGATAGGCTTGCTGATTTAAAAAAGGATTGTGAGGACTTGAATGAGTATCTAAATACTTATTCTTCTTACGATCCAGGTTAATCTAAATAGGAGTAAAAAATGGATTTAAGTAATTTTAATGTAGATACCTCTAATGAAGGTAAGTCGGTTGTTGAGCCAGGTAGACACGTTCTACATTGGCAAGGCGAAGATGAAGATTTGGTAGAAGGTAGAAACGGTTGGCGTGGTTGTAAGATGTACTTTGAAATTGATGGTACTGGTATAAGGTTAAATCATACCTTTACTGTAGGACACGATAATGAAAAGTATGTTCAAAGTGGCGTTAAATCTATGATGCTTATGGCACAAGCTATGGGTATTAAAGAAGCACCAAAAAATACTGCAACTGCATTTATGGGTAAAAGTGTCTCAGCTGAATTAGTCAAAGATGAAAACGGTTATCTGAAGATTAATGAAGATTGGGGTAGAACTTGGCAAGCTACCGATAAAAAAGCAGAAGCCGTTGATGACAATATTAAAACTGGTCCGTCTGATTCAGATTTAGCAGCAATGGGTACAACTACTGTTGATGATGACGATACACCATTTTAAGTTTAATGGTAATAACAAGCCCACGCTGTGTGCATATTGTAAAGCACCAGCTGGGCCACTACTTCACAAAGACGGAGACTATTGGTTAGGTGCGTGTAGTATGAAACATTTAAAAAAGATTGGAGAAGGTAAGCGATTACCAAATAAAGCACAGCTCAATGACGAAGGTGTTGAATACTCCATAGCACAAACCAGAGAAGTTTATTTAGAACTATCAAGAGAGGAAAATAATCAACCATTGCATAAATGGGATAGGGATAAAAGAAAAAGGGTGTTTACTTCTATAGTAAGAGAATATTTAAACTGGGCTAATGCTGTAGCTCAACAAGACGATGAAAGGGCAAAACATGGATCTGACGAAATACTTTCCAGAAGGAAATAATTTAGAACAAAATAAACCAAAAGATTTAAGCGACTTAATAAATGAAATGCAAGCACAAGGTTTGCGTATCGATCATTTACAAATAACAGGAGAAATAGTAAGAGTACCAGTTACTGATATTGCTGGTACTAAAGCTGATACTAACCAAAAGTCTGGCTATTATGTAGTCAATGAAGTAAACGGTAATTACTTTGCAACTTTTGGTAATTGGAAAACAGGTTTCGAAGCCAAATGGTCAAGTGTCAATCATCAATCCATGACACCCCAACAAAGAGAAGATTTACAACGTCAACTGCAAGAGGCTAAGCAAAGGGCTGATGAAACTAAAAAACAAAGGCATAACGAAGTGGCCAAAAAAGTTGAACGCTGGTTCGACTCTTATCCGAATGTTGTTGAACATGACTATCTCACAAATAAAAAGGTTAAAAATTATGGTTTAAAGCAATACCAGGATATGTTGGTTTGCGGTGTGTATTCTACAACAGGAAACATTCGTTCTCTACAGTTTATTAGTAAAAATGGTGATAAAAGATTTGCTTCTGATTCAGAAATAAAAGGAAACATATTTCTCATTGGTGCAGACATAAAAGACATTCCCAAATTAGATAAAATTATATTAGCAGAGGGTTATTCAACTTCTGCAACTATTTATGAAGCTACCCAGATTCCTGTAGCTTGCGTATTTTCTGCCAATTTCGTCATGGCAGTAGCCCTTCAAATACGCAAGCTTTCAGGTGCTAGAATTGTTGTTGCACTTGATAATGATGAGAGTGGAGTTGGAGAAAAGAAAGCACAAGAGTGCGTGCAGGCGGTGATTAATTCATGCGTGCGTTTGCCGAGTGAACACGGAGACTTTAACGATTTATATTTACGTCATGGTTTAGAAAAAGTAAAAGCTGAACTGATAGAACATAAATTAGGCATACAAAAATACGCGATTCGTAATCTTATAGGTAAACCAGAACCACAAAAGTTTTTAGTTGACGGACTTATTCCTATTGGTAAACCAGGTATTCTCGCCGCAGTTGGTGGCGTAGGTAAATCATTAAGTGTCATACAACTTGCACTTGCGATTTGTTGCGGCGGCAGGTGGTGGGGAAAAGATATTGTAGAGCGTGGTAATAGTGTCATATTCTGCGCGGAAGATGATCTAATGGAAATACATAGGCGATTAGACTTGCTCGACCCTAAGGGCAAGCGATTTAACTCCTCTTATGAAGTCTATGTATTTCCTGTCCCAGAACAAAAAGAACCAATGATACTGTTAAGAGAAGAAGGTATTACCCCTATAGCACAAGAATTAGTAGAAGAATTAAAAGCTATACCAGATTTAAAGTTAGTATGTTTCGACCCATTACAAGCATTTACCACAGGTAATGTATCAAGCAGTAATGAAGCAGGCCAACTCTGGGGAAGTTATTGCGCTAACATATCAGCGCGTCTAGGTTGTGCAACGCTTACGATTCATCATCTGAATAAAGGTGCGTTAGCTAATGATAGTGATGATGCTATGAGTCATAGAGCCGAGATTCGTGGTGCATCAAGCATAACTGACAGCGTGCGTTGGGCGATTGCTATGTGGCTTGCGAGCGTGGAGGATTGCGAAAGGATATGCGAGGAACAGCGAGTAACATACGAGCGTATGAGTGTGGTAAAAGCGGCCTTAGTTAAATCTAATTCTGGTAATGTTGACTACACTACCAAGACATTATTTAGAAAAGACGGAGTGTTAGAGCCATTAGAAGAATTACAAAATCCATTGAATTTATATGATCAATTTTAAATGAAAGAATTATACGAAGTAAAAAGAATATCTTATGAAGATACAAAACCCTATCTTCTTAATATTCATTACGCAAAACGTATGCCCTCTATCAGTTACGCTTATGGTTTGTTTCTAAACAATGTTCTGTGCGGTGTTATTACTTATGGTAAACCACCAAGCGCACCACTTAGAAAAGGCATTGCTGGAGAGGAAAACATACAATATATTTTGGAACTAAATAGACTTTGTTTAAAAAACAACGTAAAGAACGAAGCGTCTATATTAATTAGTAGATCATTAAAACAATTACCAAAATCAATAATTATAAGTTTTGCTGATACTGAGCAAAACCATATAGGTTATGTATATCAAGCGTGTAATTTTTATTATTGTGGTTTGTCTGCAAAAAGAACTGATTGGAAGATTAAAGGCATGGAACATTTACACGGACAAACCATAGCAGATAAATATAGAGGTTATAAAAATAGAGCGGAAGCAATCAGAAATGATTATGGCGATAGATTTTATCTTAAACCAAGACCAAGAAAACATAGATACATTTTTCTTGTTGGTAGTAAGAATGATAAGAAAAAATTTATAAAAAAACTTAAATATCCAATACAGGAATACCCAAAATTATGACATTACCGAATAAAATCGTTGGGAACTTTAGGGACATACTAGGGAATCTAAGGGACATACTAGGGAACGAGAGGGTCAACACTAGGGAAGGAGATGCCCATATATCCATACATATACATATGTATAAGAGAGCAAACCCCTTGAGGGGGTTTGACTCTCTGGGAGGCAAGCACGCAGGAAGGAACGCATTATGAGAAGATTCGGACAAATAGACAAAGCTTATTGGTGGATAACGGCCCATGCGAGCGAGCGTGGAGAGAGAACTGCGCTTATACCTATCAGTCTTGCGCGCAAGGAGGGAGATTTCTCGCGAGTAAGACAATTAATCTGGCATTGGTATCGTAGCGAAGTCGCAGGGAATGAGGAGTTGTCGATGACTGCACGATTCGTTGGTTGGGCCTTGTGCGAGCGTTGGCGGTATGAAACTTGGTCATCGCATGATGCGATTAGTTATTACGCTAAGATGACGGCGGTAAATCGTAAGAGCGTGGGTAAGGCGATTGCTGAATTGAGTGATGCAGGGTTGATATGGATTGTTTTAGAAGGAGAGCCGAAGCGGTTGAAGAAATCCCAAAGCGGTGGGAAGAAACATTTTATTTTGGTTGGTTTAGCTGACTTGGTGCGTGAGTGAGCGTGAAAGAGAGCTAGGCATACCTGGAGAGGAGTGAAAGGGGGATCGTGGTCTATAGATACACCTAAGCTCGTAGATTCATTATAAGGGTAAAGTGGGGTTATACCTAATCTTTTTTTCGTGCGTGCTTGCTTGCGTGGATAGACTAGCGAGAGACTTATAGGGGGGTTGTCATCTACGGAGAGTAATGACACTCTCGCTAGTCGTAACTT